TAATACACACATTGAAGCAACCACTGGACACGGTGCAACAGGTGCTGTAGTTGGTACAACTAACACACAGACTTTATCTGGTAAGACTTTAACCGCACCAATCCTGACTACTCCAGCCCTAGGTACACCTGCATCTGGTGTTCTAACCAATGCTACTGGATTACCACTAACAACAGGTGTAACTGGCACATTGCCAGTAGCCAATGGTGGTACTGGTATTACTTCACTAGGAACTGGCGTTGCTACATTTCTTGGAACTCCTACTAGCGCAAATCTAGCCGCTGCAGTTACTGGTGAAACAGGTACTGGTGATTTAGTATTTGCTACTAGCCCAACTTTAGTTACACCCGTTCTTGGTGTAGCAACAGCAACTAGCATTAACGGTACAACAATCCCATCAAGTGCTACTCTAGTTAAGACTAGCGATACTGGCACAATAACTAGCACAATGATTCTTGATGGCACAATCCTTAATGCTGATGTCAATGCCTCTGCTGCAATTGCTTATAGTAAGTTATCCCTTGCAGGAACTATTACATCTGCTGATATTACTAATGATACTATTGTTAATGCTGATATAAATACTGCAGCAGCAATTGACTGGACAAAACTTGGTATTTCGTCAACGGTTTCATCAACTGAAATTGGATATGTTGACGGTGTAACCTCTGCAATTCAAACTCAAATAGATGCTAAGTTAGCAACTACTACTGCTGCAAGCACCTATGCGCCTTTGGCAAGTCCTACACTAACTGGTGTTCCGCTTGCCCCAACTGCTGCAGCAAATACTAATACAACTCAAATTGCTACAACTGCTTATGTTCAAACAGAACTAACCGACCTTCTTGGTGGTGCTCCTGGAGCACTTGATACTCTTAATGAATTAGCAACTGCTCTTGGCAATGATGCTAACTATTCAACAACTATTACTACAGCCCTTGCTGGTAAGTTAGCACTTGCTGGTGGCACTATGACTGGTGCTATTGCTATGGGTACCAACAAGATTACTGGTATGGGAACTCCTACAGTATCTACCGACGCAGCCACTAAAGGCTATGTAGACGGTGTGACAGTTGCCCCTAGCAACCTGACTGGTCCTATTACATCTGTTGGTTCAGCAACTAGCATTGCATCTCAGACTGGTACTGGTACTAAGTTTGTAGTTGACACCAGCCCCACCCTTGTAACTCCTGTATTGGGTGTGGCTACAGCCACATCAATTAATGGTACTACTATTCCATCTACTAAGACCCTAGTAGTTACTACAGATAGTTTAGCAGTTCACGCTGCTACAACTTCTGCTCAACTGGCAGGTATTATCTCTGATGAGACTGGTTCTGGTGCATTAGTTTTTGGTACCAGCCCAACTATTTCAGGTCTAACCATCACTGGAACTTTAACAGCAGGTGGTGGTGTTGGAACAAACGGACAAGTTTTAACTTCAACTGGAACGGGTGTTCAGTACGCAACACCAGCCGCAGGTGGAGCAGACGAACAACTTATAGTAATGCAAGCCCTCTAACAATGAAAGGTAGTAACAAATGGCTACAGTAACAAGTAAGACGCTGGCTAGAATAGCAGCAGCAACATCATCAACAACTCTATACACAGTACCTGCATCAACTACTGCAGTTGTAACTAATATTGTGGTAACTAATTCAGCAACATCTTCTGCTACATTTACAATTACGCTTGATGCAGTTGATTTGTTTAAAGATGCAGCCATTGCTGCTAATTCAACAGCAACATTTGACTTAAAGCAAGTTCTTACAACAACTAAAATTATCGCTGGTCTTGCATCTGCAATTACAGTTAAGTTTCACGTCAGCGGAGTGGAGATAGTATAATGGCATCAGCAGTATTTCCCGTAGCCGTTACATCATCAATAAATGCTAGTTCTATTACTGCAACAGCAGCAAATACATTATACGGTGGAACCGTAACATTGACTCCTGGTACTTATACAGTTACTTGTATTTCAAGCACTATTGCAATTGTTGAATTTTACAATGGGGCAACTTTAATTACTACTGCTACAACAGCAAGCGGTACCGTTACGATTAGTCTTGCATCTACTGCTACTACAGTGCGTTTATGGACTAATACTGGTACAAATATTGTTATAACTATTACTTTGACTGCTGCTACTATTAGTAATACGGTTAGCGGAACATTAGATACTATAACTTCAAGTGGTACCTATACTGGTACAAGCACTTCGGGCTATGGATATGCAATCTTAGTTGGTGGCGGTGGCGGTGGTAGTGGTGGTGGCACTGGTGGTACTGGTCACGGTGGTGCAAGTGGTGCTGTAACTATTAAACTTTCAACCCTATCTGGTTCAATGGCAGTAACAATAGGTTCTGCTGGTGCTGGTTCTGCTCCTGGTGTTGCTGGTACTGCTGGTGGTGCTTCTACTTTTGATGGTATGAGTGCTGGCGGCGGTGGCGGTGGTGGTATCTATCAGAATAGCGTTCCAAATGCAGGCGGTGTGGCAACTGGTGGAACATATAATTTTGCAGGTGGAATAGGTGGCTCCCTAGCCAGTTATCCTTCATCAAGTGCTGGAACAGCAACAACAACAAGTCCTTATCCTTTTGTTATTGCTGGTACTACTGGTGGTGGTGGTCGCGGCGGAAATGGTGCGTGGGGTGCTGGTGCTGCTGGTGGTAGTGGTAGTGGTATTGGTACTGGTGGTTCTGGTGGAGTTGGTACTTCGGCTGGTTCGGCTGGTTCGGCTGGAACTGGCAAAGGTGCTGGTGGTGGTGGTGGTTCAACTGGTACGGGTGTTAATGCAGGTGGTTCTGGCACTGCTGGTGTACTTTACGTATTAAGATTCTAAGGAGATAATCAATGGCAAATTATGCAATTATTGAAAATAATATTGTTACCAATGTAATTGTTGCTGATACTTTAGAAATAGCAGAAACGATAACAGGTATGTTGTGTATTGAATCTACAGATATTAATTCTGCTAGTGTTGGCGGAACTTATAATGGAATTCATTTTACTCCACCTAGCCCTTATCCGTCTTGGTTATTAAATAACGATACGCGTCAATGGTACCCACCTACCCCAGTGCCTAATGATGGGAAATTGTATCTATGGGACGAGGAAAATACTTCTTGGAAAGAAGAAGATATCCGAGAGCCTTATACCCTTTCTTGGTGCGGAACAACAGAACCAGATAGTCCATCTATACTTATTGATTCTGTTGCTCGCTCAGGAAATCAATTTTTTAATGAAGTAATACATCAAGCATTTCCTACCGCTTTTCAACGTTGGGGTTATCAGCAACAGCATAATCCTGACTCTTTTGCCGCTGCAATTGGAAAATTTGATGTAGTTGCTACCGTAGTTCGCAACCCTATTGATAGTATGGCTTCTTTAATACTTGCTTTTAATTTAATTGATAACAGCGATATTATTGCTCAGTTAGAAAAAACTTTAAAAACGTTAACTGCAATTAAAAATAATAAAGCAAATATATCTATATTTAATTTTGATGAAATAATTGCAAATCCAACAGTAGCAGTTTCTAAAATTGCTGCTCAATTAAATATAGAGCCAGAACCATACAATGAAGACACGGTTAAAGATTTATTAAATAAATATCAAACAGGTTTAACTTATGCTTTGCCTAATGACAATAGTAATTTATTAGCAGAAATTAAAGGTAATCTTGTTGGTGAAAAATTTGTTAATAGTCAAAGATTTATTGACCTATTAAATCAATGCACAGATATTTATACTGAACTTATTGCATAGTGATTATTCAAATTATTGGTCTACCAGGTAGTGGTAAGACAACACTTGCTACTACTCTGGCTGACCGCATCAATGCTGTACATTTAAATGCTGATTATGCACGGGCAACCATTAACTCTGACCTTGGTTTTACGCCAAAGGATAGAGTTGAACACGCCCGTCGTCTTGGTGAGATGGCTAAGATGCTATCTGGTCAAGGCTTAGATGTTGTTGTTGACTTCATCTGCCCTACCGCTGCTACTCGCGCAGCCTTTGGCAAACCTGACATCTGTATCTGGATGGATACTATTACCGAAGGTCGCTTTGAAGACACTAACAAACTGTGGGAAGCACCCATTAAGTTTGATTATCATTTTATGTCTTACGACAGCAAGGGTCAAACAGATTTAATCATTGCTCAGTCTGAACTACACGATTGGAAAGCACCTACAACTTTAATGCTAGGTCGCTACCAACCTTGGCACGAAGGGCATCACGCTCTCTATGCAGAGGCAGGCAAGCGCACTGACCAAGTAATGCTAGGTGTTAGAGATACTCAAGGTACCAGTGAGAAAGACCCTCTATCCTTTAACCAGGTAAAGGGATACATTGCCCAGGATTCAGTAATGACCAATGCTATGGTTGTCAAGATGCCTAACATTACCAACATAGTTTATGGTCGTGATGTTGGGTACAAGATTGAACAAATAGAACTTTCACAAGAACTACAATCTATTTCTGCTACACAGAAAAGAAAAGAACTAGGACTGTGAAAGTAACTAAGGCTCGTTCATTTGTTAAGGCAATTAGTTGGAGAGCAATTGGAACAGCCGATACTTTTATATTGGCTTTTTTAATTACACATAAAGCGATTACTGCTGCTTCAATTGCTAGTCTTGAAGTATTAACAAAAACAATTCTGTACTATATGCACGAACGCGGTTGGAATAAAATTAAATGGGGCAGAAAATAACTAAGGAGCAATAGTGGCAACAAGAGATATAGAATTTACTCATAGGACTTGCAATTCCTGTGGTGTAGAGAAGCCACTCTCTGAATACCATACAAGAAATAATAGGCAACATAACATTGTAAGCAGATGTAAGGATTGTCTTAGTAAAGAACGAAAACAATATCGTATAGATAACAAGGAACAGATTCGTGCGGAAAATAAACGCCGTAATCCTGGTTGGGATATAGATAGATACAATGAGTATCTAGAACTTCAAGGTGGTCGTTGTGCTATTTGCGGAACTGACAAACCTGGATTATCTGATTGGTCTTGTGACCATTGCCATACAGAAAACAAAGCAAGAGGTTTACTCTGCGTAAGATGTAATGCGGGATTGGGCTATTTTTGTGATAATACAGACTACCTTAACTCGGCAATAGCCTACTTAAATAAATGGAAATAGAGGTTTAATATGGCTACAAGGGATTTGACCGAAGGTAGAGGCTCTGCAACTGCCAGCATTGGTCGTGCTATTGCCGTTGACTTAGGTATTGTTTCATCTAGTTCTACTTGGCAGAACACTAACGAGTCATATGATGTGGCAGTAGGTGGACTTCCCTTCTTCTACGCTATCAGTGATGCTCGTCCATACATCCGTCAGACTGCACCATTTCGCAAGGAACAATCAGATATTGGTGCAGAACCTGGTGAGCAGTCGCTCACTGGTTGGTGGCTAAGAAGCCAGTCTTCTTTCCATAATGGCACAGGTATTAAGTTCTATGACCCTTCCGCTGGTGAGACAGTTAACTATCGTTTTGCTGACTCAGACAATGTAGATGTGTGGACTAAGGGACAGGTAACTCTGCTCAAAGAGACAACAAATACTGTTAGCAGTGGTATCTATAAACTTATTTCTGGCGTTTCTGGTAGTACTGATGTAGCAATTTCATTTATTCCAGGTAGTACCACACTTAAAGATATTAAGGCTGATGCCACTACACTTACTACCTATGCTACAACTGCATCTGCAATAGTAGATATAGTTACTAACGGAACTACATTATTTGTTGCTAATGCAACTCGTATTTATTATCAAACAATTGGTGCAACTGGTGCATTAAACAACCATTACAGTACTGGTACTGCTGCAGTAAAGATGGGTTGGGTTAAACAACGCCTTGTTGCTGGTATTGGTACTAGCATCTATGAATTAACTGGTGCCCTTGGCACCACAACATTACCTGCTGCTACATACACTCACCCTAACTCAGGTTGGGAGTGGACATCTATCTCTGAGGGTGGCTCTGCCATCTATGCTGCTGGTTATGCTGGCGGAACTTCGGCCATCTACAAGTTTGTTCTATCTACTGCTGGTGTTATGCCTACCCTGACATCAGGGATTGTAGCAGCGCAACTACCAATTGGGGAAATAGTTCTTAAGATTGAGTCCTACCTTGGTTACCTGATGATTGGTACCAATAAGGGTATGCGTGTGGCTAGTATCTCAGATACAACTGGTGATTTGTCCTATGGTCCGTTGATATTTGAGGACACTAATGGTGTTCGTGACTTTGCATTCCGTGATAAGTATGTCTGGGCAACTGGTACAGTCAATGGTTGCGCTGGTCTATATCGCATTGACCTAGGCACAGAGATTGAATCTTTGCGTTTTGCTTATGCCAAGGATACCTACCTCAGTACTGCTACTGGCTATGCTACTAGCGTAGATTTTATAGGTAACAGTAATCAACTAGCCTTTACTACATCAGGCAGCAACGGCATAGCAGTTCAGTCAACTACAGTCTTAGCATCATCTGGCTCTATAACTACAGGTAAGATTAGATTCTCTACCTTAGAGCCTAAGAACTACAAACGTCTTATTGGACGTGGCACATTTACATCTGGTGAGTTTACATTGTCATCTCTTGCTACAGATGAGACTGGTCTTGAAACACAGTATGACCACATCACTTACAACTCAGGTGTAGGTGCAGTAGAAGTAACTACATCTCAACCTGAAACAGCGCAAGAGTTTCTTGCATATAAGTTTACACTAAGCCGTGATACAATAGATACAACCACTGGTCCTACATTTAAGGGATACCAAGCCAAGGCTACCATTGCATCTCCACGCAATAGAGTCATTCGTTTTCCTGTCTACTGTTTTGATATTGAAACAGATAGGTTTAATACTGTAGTTGGCTATGAGGGTAGGGCATATGCTCGTATCCAATTGCTAGAAGAGATTGAAAAGACAGGCGATGTTCTGACTTGGCAAGACTTAACAACAGGAGAATCACAACAGGCAGTAATCGAACAAGTTACATTCACCCGTATGACACCGCCCGATAAACGCTTTGATGGTTTTGGTGGCATCATAGAGATAACCGTAAGGACAGTATAATGCAATTCAAGGACTATCTAACAGTGGCAGTAGCCGTTATAGCAATCTTCTCAGCATTTGCTGGTGGCATTAGATGGATGGTCAAGCATTATCTCAACGAACTCAAACCCAACGGTGGCAGTTCAATGAAAGATTCTATGGCTCGTATGGAGCAACGCATTGATGATTTGTACAAATTAGTGGCGGGGAAATGAATGAGTCCTGTAGTCAAGAAAGCCACGCCTGCTGCAATTGCTGTTCTGCGTCAAGCGACGGCATTAAAACCGCTACGCAAGAAGATAAGCGATGGTTTACTCCCTTCTGCTGCCCACCTAAAACAGAGTCCTACCTCTGACCACAACACAGGCTACGCAGTAGATTTAACACACGACCCAGTAAATGGGATTGATTGCAAGGCAATCTTTGAGAAGTTAAAAGAAGACAAGCGAGTTAAGTATCTAATCTTTCAGGGCCAGATATGGGCTAAGGACAAAGCCAAGTTAGGCAATCGTAAATATACGGGAAGTAACCAGCACAACAAGCACCTACATATCTCCATCAATGATGGTATGGGTGATGACACTTCCCCTTGGTTCTGGTGGATGAACTCACCAAAGCCCGTAAATCAGATTCTTGCAGCGTTAGTATCGCTGCCTGCAAAGAAGGCATATAAGACCGAAGTTTGCACCTGCTGTAAATTACACGGTGTAAAGTCCTAATCCTATAGGAGGATATAATGGAGCAATTTAAACAACTAGCACTATCTTGGTTCCGCGCAGCCGCTGCTGCTGTGGTGGCTATCTATATGACTGGCGAGACCAGTCCTAAGACTCTGGCTGCTGCCGCCCTGGCTGGTGTGGCTGGTCCAGTCCTTAAATGGCTTGACCCATCTGCCGTAGATTTCGGTCGCGGCTCCAAAGAGTAATACCCTTTAAACGCCTTCCAAGGCCCTTTTAAGACAAGAAACCCCCTTACCTGAGTGATTATACCCAGGCGAGGGGGTTTCTTGCTATTCCCAGAGAGGAAACTTAGTCGTCGTCAGCCTCAAGGTCTTCAATATAATCCCAAAATGTTTCGTTGCGTTTATTCCATCGCCAATGGTTAAATCTTTCAACCAGTTCATATATGATATCACGTAAAGCCAGGGCACCCAGTGCCCCAATGAAAACTTCCAACATATTATCTCCTATGGTATATTATATAGAGCCCTTTAGGGGCTCGTATATAGTGTAGTAACTACAAGTATACACGTAAATTTTTAATAAGCAAGTTTTAATTAAGACAATAAACTTGACAACTTACTAATATCATGTATACTAGGACGCATGAGCATACAACTTGGAGACTACGAACTACCCGAACATGTAAGTTATTCGGCCTTTACTACCTACATGGACTGTGGGTTTCAATACTATCTTGGCCGACTAATGCAGGTACCAGAGGAGCCATCCGTCTGGTCTGTTGGAGGCTCAGCCTTTCACACCGCCTGTGAAAACTATGATAGGGTGACCCTATGAGTCAGAAACTATACGATGTTGACACTCTTTGGGATGTTGCATGGAAAGAATCCAAGGGTGATAAAGACCTGACCAATGCACGTGTTGGTGGTCGTGCCACTAAGGCTAACCCGAACAAGGAAGATGTGGATTTCTGGCAAGAGACTGGACCTAAGTGGGTACAGGGGTATGTTGACTGGCGCCAAGCAAATCAGGAATGGAAGATATGGCAGACACCAACAGGTATTCCTGCCATTGAACTTGCCATGATGCCTGACTTTGCTGGGGTACCAGTCAAGATGGTTCTTGATAGAATCTTTGAGGTCAACGGAGAACTTGTTATTGTCGACTTAAAGACTTCTCAACAAACACCAACTAATACTTTACAACTTGGCTTCTATAAGGTAGGCTTGAAGAAGGTCTTTGGTATTGACGTTAAGTGGGGTGCTTACTGGATGTCTAGACAGTTTGGTATCTCACCACTGGCTAGCCTCGAGCAATACAATGAAGAGAAACTTGAGTACATGGTTTCAGGATTTGACAAGGCCCGTAAGGCTGGAATATTTTTACCTAATACAAACAACTGCCAATATAAATGTGGACTTACAGCATTCTGTATGTTCTCAACTAAGATAGGAAAATAAATGGAAGAATGGAAACTGCAAGTATCATACAAGACACCTGCTGGTGACATGATTAACGTCAGGGCACAAACTGCTGACGAACTAAGCGTGTTACTTGAAGGGGTTGGAGATTACTCTACACAAATTGCAGCCGTACAGCGATTGGTTGTTGGTGCATACACGTTAGCCCCTTTGGGGACACAGCCTTTAACGCAAGGCACAATGCCATCCAAATCCTCCGTTCCACCCCGGGAGCAGGGTCCGTTACTTACACCTCCACCAAGCGCAATCACCCCGTCGGGGTCGGCGAGTCCGACTTGCATGCACGGGGCCAGGATATTCCGCTCAGGAATGTCGGCCAAGACTGGGAAGCCTTACGCTTTCTGGGCATGTCCAACACCCCAGGGAACACCTGACCAATGTAAACCAGTTAACTAACGAAAGGAATAATATGAGTATATGGGATAATCCTGAGTTTAAGAGCGAGGGAAGCGGAGCCTATGTTAATTTTAAAAACATCGGTGACTCAGTAGAAGGAACAGTATTAAGTGTTGGACTTCAGACATGGGATGATGGTACTATCGCACCAAAGATTATCCTTCATACAGGTGAAGGAGAACGCACTTTAACGGCTGGTCAGATTCGATTGAAGATGGCACTAGCAGATAAACGCCCAGAACAGGGTGACTATCTTACGGTTAAGTTTATATCTATTGAAGACCGTGGCGGTGGTAAAACACTTAAGCACTTTGATGTTGATGTCCGCAAGGCAATGGCAACGGCACCGTTCTAAACTAAGTATATGAAAGAACGCAACTACGCAAATGCACCACAAAAGTGGTTGCGTTCTTTCTCCAACGAAGGGAATGAAACTATATGCGCACACTTGTTCGTTCAGTTGGTCGTGCCAGTATTGGTGGAGAACCGTTACCTAGTTGCTTTAAGGCCTTTGAGAATAACAAAATCATTATCAGACGCTCGGAAGTTTCAATGTTTGCAGCAGCACCAGGGGTCGGCAAGTCAACATTAGCACTGGCACTAGCATTAAAGATGAAAGTACCAACGCTATACATATCAGCAGATACTAACGCACACACTATGGCTATGCGATTAGCCTCGATGATTTCGGGAAAGTCGCAGTCAGATGTTGAGCGCATGCTAGTAACTGATATTGGTTGGACAAAGGCTACGCTAGCGCGAGGCTCACATATTGTTTGGTCATTTGAATCAGCACCATCTCTTCAAGATATTGATGAAGAGGTGCAGGCATTTGAAGAATTGTGGGGATGTCCCCCTACATTAATTGTAGTGGACAACCTAATGGATGTAGCCACCGATGGTGGAGAAGAGTTCGCATCAATGCGTGCTATTATGAAGGAGTTAAAATATCTTGCTAGAGCAACGAACGCAGCGGTTGTTGTATTGCATCACACTTCTGAAGCAGTCCAAGGCAATCCTTGCCAACCCCGTTCGGCGATACAGGGCAAGGTCGCACAACTTCCTGCCCTCATCTGTACTCTTGGTGTTGTCGGTACTTCTATGGGTGTTGCACCCGTGAAGAATAGATACGGACGTGCCGATGCAGGTGGTGGACTTATGACTTGGGTTGCATTCAACCCTGAGTACATGTTCATGGATGATATACCCGAGAATGTATGACAACTAGAAAAAGCCACAAGGCTAGAGGAGCAACCTTTGAAACGGACATACGAGATTGGTTTAGAGCAAATGGATACGACGCTGAACGACTTGCAAGAACAGGTGCAAAAGATGAGGGAGATGTTGCAGTCCGCAATGATTTCCTTGGAAGCATTGGAGTTATCGAAGCCAAGGCGCCAGGTGCTTCGAATCGTATCGACCTCAGTGGTTGGAGTAAGGAAGCACAACTCGAAGCAACTAACTATGCAACGGCGCGAGGAATTAAGAGAGAAGAAGTTACTGCAGCAGTTATAATTAAAGCACGAGGTAAATCTATCTCGGATGCATATTTAGTATTTAGATTGGGAGATATATTCGGTGAATGATTTGCCAGCAATCAAGGCAGTACTCGAGCACTACGGTGCTAGCATACGCCGTGACCATGGTCAAGTCAATCTTAAGTGTCCATTCCATGGTGATACACACCAGTCTGGTACTGCTAACCTAGATGATAATGTTTTTGTATGCTTTGCGTGTGGTGTTCAAGGAAATAGTTTACAACTTATTACTCAACAAGAAAGGTGCACCATACATGAGGCAGCGAGAATCGCAGAAGGATTTACTGGCGTTAGCAGTAACCAAGTATCAGGAAAACATTTATCAAGCGGAAGATTACCTAAAAAGCAGGGGTATCTCAATAGAGATAGCACGGCTGGCGCGATTAGGCGTAGTCGTGGAGCCTGAGGTTGGTCACGAGGCATACGCTGGTCGCCTATCTATACCCTACATTACCAAGACAGGTGTTGCTGACCTGCGCTTTCGCTCCCTTAATCCAGCAGTTGAGCCCAAGTATATGGGCATGACTGGTGCCGAGACAAAGATGTATAACGTGCTAGACATTGAGCGAGCAGGTGATTGGATAGGCGTGTGTGAGGGGGAGTTGGATACGCTTACCATGTCGCGTTGTGTTCACGTACCATGTGTTGGTGTACCTGGGTCCAACTCGTGGAAGAAACATTACACTCGATTGCTTGCAGACTTTGAAAGAATCTTTGTGTTTGCAGATGGTGACCAGTCGGGCAAGGAGTTTGCTACTAGTCTTGCAAGAGAGTTACCAGTTACTATAGTTAACTTCCCCGATGGGGAAGATGTCAACAGTTCATACACCAAGTATGGTGCTGAGTTTATTAGAGAAAAGATGGGGCTAGGGGGCTATGTCAATGCATGAAGAGTCCAAGTGCCCTGATTGTGGCGCAAAGTTTGATAATGTATTTGATGAAATTAATCATCTTGCAGAGGTTGGGGAAGAGTTTGACCCTGCATTAATCCTACCTAATGGTGTTAGACTGTTGGTTGGTTCTTTATTGATGTGTATATATGAACATGCACACGATGCAGAAACGGTTAAGAGCGTTGTCGAATCTACGTATAGAACTTTATATACTGCTGAGACCTCACCCGAAGATTTGAATTCAATACTAGAAGAAATAATTGTTGACTCTAACATGATGGATATTGACAAAGAAATTAAAGAACTATTAAGAGATGAGAAGAAGCATGATGGATGACCCGTTCGTAGTAGATATTGAGAACACTCTTACCGATTTAGCAAACCTATTAATAAGTAAGCACAAAGATTACGGACCTAAGAATATATCACTAAGTCCAGGTGGCCCACTCAATGGGCTACGTGTTCGCATGTGGGATAAGTTGGCACGCATTAATAACCTGGTAGATAAGGGCGTTGACCCGAAGCACGAAAGCCTTGAGGATTCCTTCAAGGATATGGCAAACTATGCAATCATTGGGTTGCTGGTACTACAGGGAAGATGGCCAACAGATGATAGTAACCCTCACTAAAGAAGAAGTCCGTGTATGTACCTTGCTTGGTGTTGAACGCTGGCTTACAAAGTTTGGCTCAGTTGATAAGCCAAACTATGCAGCAGGTAAACGTTTGGGTAAACTTGAACCTGAAATCAATGCAAACATCAGGGCCAACGTTGCTGAGTGGGCGGTAGCCCGCGTGTATAATATGCAATGGTCCGTGCCGTGGTATCCTAATGAGTATCACAAGCAACGCAAGAATATACCTGATGTTGGTGATGTTGAGGTGCGTACTGTGCGTACAAGAGATGCAATTCCTTTTTGGAAAAAAGATGCTGGGCGTACAATCTTTGGTGTTAAAGTTTTAGATGAGGAATACTATTCAACCGTTGAAATATATGGCTCGTTTAAGGTAGATGATTACATGAACGATAAGTATTATCAAGCAGACATTGACGGCTGGCGTGTGCCTGTTGCCGAGATACAGGAAGTGGTGTTAGCCTAAATGAATTGGGAAAGGATTGAACCTTGGGATTATATTGTTGTTGCCGTTGCTAGCCAGTACCACAATAAATATTCCATAGTAGAACTTGAAGATATAAAACAATCTTTATATCAATGGTTCCTTGAGCACCCAAATAAACTTAATGAGTGGGAAGCAATAGGTGGAAGAGATGCGAAGAACTTAATCTATCGTAGCCTTCGCAACCAAGCATTAGATTACTGCCAAAGATGGAAGGCTAAGACCAACGGCTATGAGTTGTCCGATATTTTTTACTACAATCCTGAAGTTGTTGAAGCCCTAATGCCATCTGTTTTAAGGCGTGACCTCACAGTCACACCACAACTTAACTTAGATAGTACCAGCGGAGGTGGCGTGCCATCTGAGGGTGGCAACCTTATGTCTATGATGATTGAGATTGACGTTGGCTATCATAAGTTAAGTAATGGCGACAAGCATGTATTGTTCTTGCGTTATGGTGAGCAGGCAGACTACCATGAGATGGCAGATAGCATGGAACTAGGCACAGATGACGCTGCGCGTATGCGCGTTAAGCGTGCACTAGCCCGTCTTATAAATAAGTTAGGTGGATTTAGACCCTTCAAAGATGAAGACTCTATACCGTCCACGGAAACAACAGAAGTAGAAGAGATAGAAGACCAAGAACAGCATACAGAATTACAGTAATGCAAACAAAAAAGATTAGAGGTACTAGCACAAGACTAAACCGTGCTAGTATCTCATCTGTTCTACTCAATTACTTTCCAGGGATTACCTGAATCTAATTCCATAGCAAGGAAATCTTCCAACTCTAATTCATGTGTGTCTACGTGGCTATGCTCTGCATAAGCCACCATCTCATCTGCAATCCAATCATCTTCTTTCTTATACTCAGGGTACCAAGGCAAGAGGGGTGTTGCTTTGTTCATGTCTAAGTACAACACAGTCTTATCTTCTGTTGGTGTGATTAGAGCAAGATTGAACTGCCATATTCCTAGTGGTGTATGGCATATATACACAGGCATGTTACCCTGACCCTCTGCTTGCGCAAGTAAGGTATCATAGGCGTGCTTGTTAATCGTTATACTATCAAGGTGCTCACTACGGATTGATAGTTCAGCATAGATACCAAACTCTTGCGAGCGATAGCGATTACTATCAGGTGCCTGTCTATCTAAATCTTCAAAGAAATTATCCTTGATAAGAGTTGCTAACCCTTCTATTGTTATCTGTTCTATTGTGTTCATCTATCCCCCCGTACTGTAGAATCCTGAGCCATTAAACTTAATGGCTGGTGCTGTCCATATCCTAGACATTGTTGTTGCACATACTTCACAGGCTGGTGGTGTTGGGTCCTGTATCTCCACCACCGCGCTACAAAGATTGCATTTGAAATCATAATTCGGCATGGTCCTCCCCCTCCGTATTTATTGGTGTTGGTGCAGTTGCTAGTGTACCACACTCGGCACACTCCATGTCAAGGAAGTACATGCCTATCTCGTTATCCTCGTCGAAGACAACCTTAAGATTCCATATGTTGCAGTTGCATGGGCATACTCTAGTGGCTTCGCCACGTATATCCATAGCCTGAGTGTAGTCAGGTTTCATTTCTGTTACATGTTTAGCCATTGTTTATCCTCTCTATAAATCATCATAACAATCACCACATACCCACCATGAAAACAATTCTAATAACTCGCTCTCGGGTGTAGGTGTTTCACACCTGGAACAGTTGATTGTATCCTCTTCCATTAGTGCCAACCTTTCTTCTTGAAGTGTAGCCATGCTTTGCATGGCGTTCCGTACCTATAGTATATATAATCTAAGCCACGTTCAATCTGTCGTGGCGGTGGTGTCTTAGGGTCAAGCCCTAACAGTTGTGGAATACCACCAGCGTGCTTCCCCTGAACCCTTATGCTATTAAACGCATGCGGATTCCACGCCGATTCCTTACCCCACAATCTGTTAAGGCATGACCATTGTTCATCTTGCCACTTGCTGAGTTCATCTCTAGCATATGCCCTGCTATCGGTCTTGCTCCAAGACTTCTGCGTTATCTCATTGTGTGGCGCAGTTATTGAAGCCGTACCAATAGCCAAGGCAAGTGCAACAAGTGCCAAGAATATTATTTTTCTCATTGAGAATACTCCTGTGCCAAGCGTACGCGTTTAGCAAAGTCAACCTTCTTGACTCTTTCCATAGAGCGTATGTTACTTAGGGATAACAGTAGTCGCTCTCCCGACATAGTGCCACCCCATATACCATTGTCTATGTTCTCTGCCTTCATGCCCTCTGCCTTACACTCGCGTTGCGTTGGGCATATCTTGCAGATAGCCAATGCTTCTAGTGCGTCATTTAATTTTCCCAGCAATACGTTCTGCTTGAGTCTGCCACTACCCTCTATCTCTGTTGAGTCAGAGAACCACATATCGGGGTTCTCGTGCCCTGTGCATAAGCCTTGCATGTGTTCTCCTTAATCGTCGTAGCCATACTTCTCTTCAAGCGTGTCGAACTCTTCACCTATCTCATCTTCATCTTCATCTTCACCTAATGCTATATCATCATCAAGTGGTGGTTCGTAACTCATCTTGTCTCCTTAGTGTAGTGATGGTGGGTAAATTGCATAGACTACATGGTTGATTAACTTAGAACCAAACGCATGCGCCTTATCTTGTGTCTCGAACACACCATACAAGACAACTTCTTGGTCGTCAAGTGTAGTGCTAGTAACGTAACCCGTAATGGGTTGTTCTTGTATCATTGTGTATCCCTTCCCATAGTAGTGAGTGAGTAGTTTAAGCACATACTCAGGTGGTATTACTATGCGCTAAAGACTACTGAAGTGTAGTCCTTAAGGCGTGAGTGCTTAGCGATAAGCCCCTTACTTCCTGTAAGGTGTGTGTATGTGCCGTTACCTAGTGATACCCACATAGACTTGGGCTTGAAGCGTGCCTGTGAAGGTAGTGCCTTCACAATCGTACCGCGCACAGGATACTCAGATGAGTAATCTTGTGCATTGTACGAGAGTTCATCTGCTATAATCCGCAGTTCGTCTGCGAGATTAAGCAAGGTGTCGTTGGTTGACATGTGTTGCCTCTCTGTTGGTGTTACTCTGTAAGCAATTTACCTACAGAATTATTAGTAATAGAACGGGTCAAGGCTCTTAGTGCTTTGCCAATTCCTATTTGGTATGTAGCATAGACACTCTTGGATTATTATACCACAATCATAGCATGATTGGCAAGTTGTACAGTAGTAAGGATTCTCATGCAAGTCTGCGAGCGTGTCGCAATACGGACACACTTCCGACTCGTCATCTTCCTTCTCTCCTGTCCATGTGGTATAGTCATCATCAAGTGACCACGCCGTAGCCGTAGTGCTAGGCACATACGGCTTGGTGTAGGCATAGATAGAGGTAGGTGATACAAGTGCGGTACGCTTGTGGCTCTGATTACTCCACCATATACCCTCATTGTCCCACGTACCAGCCTTCTCGTTGATTAGATAGAGTGGGTGCTTGGCAACAGGGTCGCAGGTTAGGATAGCAATCTTGCTACCCCTAGCCCACGACTCTACCATAATCCACACATTATCATCATCTAGTGCAGACACGCCACCGATTTTAGGTAGCGTGTCCTCAGCAAAGACACGCGTATCACTACGCTTGTCTGACTTGTGTATAGTTATATCTAAGACACCATTGTGTGCTAGATAGGTACGCTCATCACCACCGACCATAAAGGGGTGACAATTCTGCTCGTTCTTAACGCCATGTGTGGCATATCGTGCATGCCACATGGCATACCCGTTAGGGTATTGCTCGCGCAATTCTAGGAATCTTGCGATTGATTTCTTGGCAGACATACTACGCTCGGAGATAATCTTATCCCCTGCATGGATAGCAAACCCATATCCATGCGGATTGGCACACGCGCCATTAGCTAAGTCTAACTTACTGGGTGTAGAGTTAGGCTCACATACTACAAGTATGCACATATATTATCTCCTCTCACGCGTTAATCTTAGGTAGATTCTTTATATCTACCAAGTCTATCTTGTCCAGCCTACTGTATAGGTCGGGGTAGAGTCCATTGTTGGACACTACATAATCAGCGAACCACTCCCAAGTTAATGCACCCATTACCACATCACTTAGGCGTAGTTCCCTAGTGTATTCTACCATAGCCTGTGTTAAGTCTAGGGCACTTAACACGCCAGCCTTATTCATTGTGCCCTTAAAGAAGCGCAACTCTATTGTGTGTTCGTTCTGCGTATTGACAGCAGACATACGCTCTGTCTTGTATCGCCTATCATAGTCTAACTTCTTCTTGAGAGAGAAGGTAGGGGTAGGTCGGTCGTACTCATCATGTCGTATCTCATAGACATCATTGAACCTAGCGTAGTCGCTCAATCTACCAGCAAACTTTATTAGGTGTGGCGCATTACGATAGACAAGAGATAAGAAGCGGTGCATATGTGCGCCGTTGCTAAATCCCTCTCTGCTTACATGGACATGAAGTCCACAGTTTTGCGTATCCCATGCTCTCGCATTGTAATCCCTGCGTAGTGACTCTATAGTATTCCATAGTCTATCACTATTCTCACGATATGTCAAGTGAGTATGTGGGTCGGTCACTATCTCGAATCCGTTATCACCCACTTGGTCGCCATTTACCCGACCAATACTGCCGTCATGCTTTAGTCGTGCGATACCCTCTAGCCTACTTGTGCCGTAGGCACTAGCGATAGTTAGTAAGTCATCATTACGATAACTACCGATTATCTCACACTCTAACTCGAAGCCTAGATAGAGTTTATTCTTGCTTATGCCATGAAAGGTTAGGTACTCTTGCTCTGGTCGGCAATCGTAACTATGCACCGACCCACGCGAGATACCATTACAACATTGACTATCACCATCACTATCACAATCACATGGATTATCATTGTGACTATACTCATCACATAAATCACAATATGAGAGTCGCCTATCGGCGCAACTCTCACAATATGTGCTACCCTGCACATACAAGTTACTGTAATGGTCGGGATAGGTTGTGCTACAGTTGTCACAATAGAAGGTATTATTCTCCCAACACCCTTGACACCATGACGAATCATCTACGTTGCATGTGTCATCATTTAGCGTACCTTCGCTACAGTTATCACAATACATAGCGCAATCGGTACAATATGACTCATCACCAACCCTCACCACAATATCGGCGAAGGCTAGTGCGTGGCAAATATAACAAGTGAAAGCGCAATCATTACAATATACTTGCTCAGCAAGTATCATTTCATCACCCTGCTCAATCGTACTTGAGCAAGTGGTACACTCTAGGTCATCTTCCATATCTCTCACCCCCTCTCGCTATCTTGTAGGTATAGTATATCATATGCTTACACCCTTGTCAAGGGCTTAGCGTTGTCAATTATACAATCGTTAATCTTACTTCGCAGGGCTTGGCATTGTAGCACTAGGGTATCGAACCCGTGGTGCTTATGCCCCTGCTCTTGTAGGCGTAGTGCCCCTCTTATTACATCAACTTCACTAGGTGTAAGGTCTAGCAGTAGGTTATCGCTCATGCGCTAACCCTGTAACCTTCTAAGCCTACGCTCTAACACATAGACTCTACGAAAGGCTATCACTAGCATAGTGTTAGCAAGTGCTAACGCTATCACTACAGCGATTAGGTCGCTTGTAGATAGTACCATGTCTATCCTCTCTCACAAGGACACCATGCGCCTAGATTAAGTTTGCCACACTTAGGACAAGTCCAAAACTTATCCTTGCGTGAGTCACTTTCGCTAGTCACTTGATACCCCTATCTTATCATGGCTTGACGTTATTGTCAAGTCGTGCCACGCTAGGACTTGAACCTAGTCACCCCCCTAATTAGGGCGTGGCGCGAGCCTATTTAGTAGGCTCTAAGTGTATAGATGGCAGACTTGCAAGAAAGTCGCTCTGTCGCTCTGATAGTAGCAAGGTACGCGCTAGGCGCTCTTGCTCTTGGTCGCTAAGTATAGGCAACACGCGAGCAACCTTGGCTTGTTGGTCGTCACCGCATGGCGAGGACGTCTAGCCTTGACGCGCTTGAGTGCGCGACCGTTAGGTGTGTCATGGAGTCTCCAACCACGCGAGCCTAGACGTGTGTCCGTAACTCGCACAGTAAGTGCTGTGATACCATGAAAGTGCGTGTCTATACTATTGCGACCCGATTGGGTCGTGTTCATCTCATATCCTCTCACTATTAGGTAAAGATTACCTAAGAATAAATAGGGGTTGTGATACCCTTGGGCGACCCAATGCTACTAAGTAACTAATCAAGCCCTATCTATTCTTAGATAATCTCCCTCTATTAACTTATGTCCTAACCTTAGCACTAACGCCTAGCCTTGTCAAGTACCCTAAGCCTATCGGCGTGTCGCGCTTTCCTTGCTTTACTTACTTACAAGAGGAACACTACACCACGCGCCTAGCCTTGTCAAGCCCATATCATGTGACATGCGTCACACAAGGACAAGTCGGGCATTAGGTACATATAGGACAATTCGGACATAGCCCTATCCTAGCATGTTA